CACTCATAAACTACAGAAGAATACTTGTCTACAAGTATTGTAATCCCGATTATGCTGCTTGTTATACAGTGAATATGATTGCGAGCAGAGTTAAACTTTTAAAATATAAATAAATGTCCAACATTTGTTCAAATTGCTATAACGGTTGTGCAGAAACAATTTCTGATCAATGTGTGAGATATACAGGAGTGGATGTTCCCGTTTTGGGAATTCAAACAGGAGATTCTCTTTCGTATGTTGAACAAGCATTGATTACTTTTCTTGTATCTACACTTGATGGAAGTGGTATAGTTTTACCAATTGACCCTCAAATTATCTGTGAGATTGTAAACAAGAATCTTGTAGAATGTGAAGACCTCACACTCATAAATGTTATCAATGCATTAATAAAGGCCATATGTGAGCTTGACACAAGACTCACTGCTCTTGAGGCTGACTTTGCTGCTCTAGAGGGAGCATATACAGTGGGTTGTCTTGATGGTGTAACTGGTTCTTCTGGAACACATGCCATCCTTCAGGCAGCCATCAATAAGATTTGTGATATAGAAGTGGACCTTGCAGCGCTAGCTCTTGATGTAGATACAAACTATGTCAAGCTTGCTGATCTCAACGCATTAATTCAGGCTTACCTAAACAGTATTGGTACAAGCACCAAGTATTATAACAAAATGATACCTTATGTAGCTGTAGAATACTATGGCTCTCTTACAGGTAAGTTTGATGGTACAGGTGCTGGTATTGGTGACTGGGAGAAAATCTACCTCTGTAATGGTCAAAATGGAACGCCTGATAAAAGAGGACGTGTTCCAGTGGGAGTGACAACAGGTATGGGAGGTGGAGCTATGAGCCCTGCAGTGGATCCTGCTGTGCCAAGCAACCCTAACTACACTCTTCTGGGAACAGCTGGTTCTAATACAGTGACTCTTGCTACCAACCAAATACCTGCACACTCACACTCAGCTACATCATCTGTAACTGATCCTGGACACACACATACACTTGCTTACGCTCCTGGTAAATCTGATCCAGATGAAGCGGGTGCTGTTGCTGATTATATGGATCAAGCTGGTACAAAGAGTTCTTCTGCAACTACTAACTCAGCAAGTACAGGAATCTCCGTAAGTGTTACTATTGGCTCTACAGGAGGAGGACTAGGTCATAACAACTATCAACCTGGTCTTGGATGTTACTACATCATGTATATTCCTTAATAGCTAAACTCTTTACATAAAATGATATTTCTTCCACAAAACCCATGCTGCACACCTGTAGTCACTCCTGTTTATGCTGCGTGTGAACCTTGTACAGCACAGCCTATTCCAACGAATAGTGTGTCATACAGTGGTCCAAACCTTCCATGTACACAGATTCATACATGTGATACAGTGACTGTGTCTCTTCAAAAAATAGACGAACAAATTTGTATACTGAAACAACAAATCGTAAACCTTCAGAGTCAAATAGACGATTGTTGCACACCTTCATAAAGTTAAAAATCCCTGTTTGTTGGTTTTCAGGGATCCTCCCTGGGGCTATGGCCCTGGGGAGTTTTTGTTTTCTAACTAACTTAGTTAGTAACAATAATGAAGTTGGTTAAAATAATTTGGAAAATATGAAAAAACTTTCGTACCTTTAGGCCAATTTTAATCAAACTAAAACGTAAATGCCTGAAAATCAATCTCTTCTGCAACAGATGGAGCATATGCTTCACTGGAAAAAGAGCAAAAAGTTCTATGCAGACAAACTCAACATTACAGAAAGCGAAGTGGATGATTTGATAAAGGAGCTGCGAAGTTCGCAGATGGCACAGGATGACGCAGAGATAGGGAACTACATTGGGGAGCTAGAAGATCAGATAGTAAGATTTTATGAAGACGTTCAAAGGGGAACTGGAGAAGTGGTCTTCAACTCTAAAGAGGAAATCAAAAGTTTAGATGAGCTCATTGAGAAGTGCAAGATTGATACAGAGAAATGGGAAATAACTAAATACGTACAAAACTACTGGGGAAATGCTGAGCAGCCTCACTACCAAGTGAAAGCATGGCTGGGCAAGAAGAAAGGAGAACAAGTTTTTCAAGATAATTTCATCACATTTCTTGAGACATATACACCTGTTTCGCCTGAGATAGTGGCTCCTAAGTATGATGCAGGCAGACAAGATGCTTGCCTTATTATCAACAAACAGGATGCCCATTTAAACAAACTAGATATAGCAGGGGATAACGATATAGACGAGCGTTTTGGTGATTTCATACAGAGGGTGGAGATCATCCTAGACCAAGCCTCTCTAGCCAACAATCTCACAGATATCAAATACATCATTGGTTCTGATGAGTTCAATAGTGAGTTTACCAACACCACTACAAAGGGTACACCCCAACAAAACATCTTGTCCTATCACGATGCTTTCCAAGCTATCTGTGATCATGAAGTGAGTGTGATAAACCTTCTCCTTCAGAAGGGTGAAGAAGTGGAGGTGATATTTGTAGCTGGCAATCATGATGAGTATGTAGGATGGCATTTAGCCAGTTGGTTGAAAACCTATTACAGAAAAGAATATCGTGTGCATTTTGACATATCTCCAAGGTATAGGAAGTACGTAAGTTATGGAAGTTCTGCAATGATGTTCAACCACGGAGATGCTCTTAAGCCTGCAAAACTTGCGCATCTGTTCCCAATGGAGTTCAAATTTGCATGGTCAGACCACGATAATTTCTACATATTTACAGGTGATAAACACCATGAAATGAGTTTAGATTTCAATGGTATTAAGTTCTATCAGCTTCCAGCCTTCTCCACAGCTAAGAGTGGATGGGATGATAAAAATGGGTACACAATAACCAAAGGTGAAGTGACAGGATTCTTGATAGACTATGATAATGGAATAACAAATATATTCAAACAGTATTTATAATGTCAACTTTTAGGAAGTTAGTTTCAGATGCGCGCTCTATGCACAAGTTGCTCTCCACAGACAACTTGATCACAGATAGAGCTATTATGTCTGAGATTAAGAACAATGCCTTCCTCTTGATAAAGCGTGAGACTAATCTGAGGAAGTTATGGGCAACCGATACAGTTTTTACCACCATTCCTTGTCTAGAGATGGTGGAAGTTCCTATTTCTGAATGCTGTGATTATGCTGATCCTTGCACGGTCTCTAGAACGAAGTTTAAGCTTCCTAGGATTACAGAGGGTAACTATCAGTATGTAATTCAGGGTGTTTATTCAATTAACGCCATGAGTGGACAGGGAAAGAAACTTAAGGAAATAACCATCAACCGATACGTGAATTTGCTCAAGCTTCCAATTATTAAGAAGGAAGAATACTATTGGATTTCAAATGGGTATCTGTATGTAAACAACCCATTGCTAAAAGCAATCAGACTAGTTGCTCTTTTCGAGGAAGATGTTCCAAATGAGATAATGTATCCAGAATGTGGATGTGGAACTCCTAGCTATACACCAGAGCAACTGTGTGTAAATCCTTTAGATAAAGAATCTCCAGTGCCTGGCTACCTAGAAAAGCAGGTGTTAGAGCTCACTTCTCAGAAGCTTCTCACTACGTATTTCAAACTTAAGACAGACATCACAAGTGATGGCGTTGATGGTCAAGCACCTAACGCTCCAAACTTGAGATGATATGAGAGTAAAGATAGACTGGCGAAGCGCTAGCAAAGATAACTACAACAGTTTCTGTAAGAAACATCCGTCCATCAAGCTTACATTTGATCAGTGGAGAAACATCATCTATTCTTTTAATGATGCCTTTAGAGAATATATTCTTGAGACAGGAGAACGAGCAAAGCTGCCCTTTGGGTTTGGTGAGTTCTCAATAAGCAAGAAGAAGCGCAGGAAGATAAAAGGAATAGATGGTAAAGAGTTTGTCAATCTTCCTATTGATTGGAAGAAGACAAAAGAAAAAGGTAAGCGTATATACAATTTCAACTTTCACACAGAGGGTTATTTCTTTGGATGGATGTGGTTTAAATTAACAGCTAGGTTTAAACACTCACCGCTGTGGTATTTCAAACCTTCCAGGAACACGTCTAGGCTTCTCTCCCACTATCTGAGAGCTGATGACAAATACCAACATTTATATCAAGAATGGAAAAAAGCATTATAGATGGCATACTATTACAAATATAATTTCGTCACTCCTGAGCCTATCTACTCTATCGTCAAGGAAGAGTTTAAAAGCTATTTTGATACAGGAGCTGTAGATGATTTGATGTTTCCCACCTATCTAGACAAATGTCTCAGAAAGCTGGGAAGAACCACTTATGTGATTTCTCAAGAGATTCTTCACATCTGTGACTATGAAGCAAGACTCCCAGATAATTTCTACGCTGTTCGTGAAGCTTGGCTTTGTACAGCTGTAAATGGTTTTCCATATCAGCAGGCCAACTCGTTCTATTCACAAGCAGCTAGCTCTACAACTATTCAAGTGAGCCCTGTGATTGTGTATGGTAATCCTTGTGAAGAGGGTAATTGTGGTCAACAGTTTTGTCCTAAGTGTATGCCTGATTTGGTGCAAGCTGTATATAAGACAAATAATCAAGCACCTGTACTCTATAGAAAGGAATATCTTCTCAAGCCTGGTAATATATCTGCACAGGGTAACTGTGGTGTAGATTATACCAACAACTGGGAATTCTATCAAGAGGCACCTCCTATCAACGAGTTTACACCTGGTTCCTCCTGGTATGATTCATTTGATATTAGAGACAATAAGTTTGTTACTAACTTCCGCAATGGTGTAGTGCATCTGCTTTTCTATGCAACAGAATATGACCAAGTGGGTAACCAATTGATTCCTGACAACTATCGTATCAGGGAGTTTGTGGAAGCCTTCATTAAGTATAAAGTGATTGAAACGCTCACCAATCAGACCAATGATGAGACATTTAATCAGCTTCAACAAAAGCTAGCTTTCTACAAACAGCAGGCTGATGAGGCGTTCATTATGGCTGATATTGAGATTAAGAAACAAGATCCTTGGACCAAGCAACGCAGAATAATCAACGATCTTAATAGGTTTAACATGTATGAACTACCTAACCGTACCAATAGATATGGTTGGAGACGCAATAACTAACACTAATGGCTGAACAGGAACAAGGTAATATTAGGCAGGAATATAATAATGCTACCACTGGTCTTAACATGGACCAAACCCCTAATCAAATACAGAAGGGGAAACTTACGTATGCATTAAACGCTGCTGTTGAAAACTTTGACTCTAATTCTGTAAACTATCAGAATGAGCCAGGGAATGAACTGTGTGTTACATTCCCTTCTGGCTTTGTACTTATAGGTAATCATTTCATCCAAGAAAGAAACAAACATGTATTCTTCATCACCAATCCAGACACTGGAGCTAGTCAGATTGGATATATGGAAAACAATGATTGCGTCTATCGTGTACTTGTAAATGCTCCATGTCTCAACTTTAACACTAGCTATCCCATACAAAAGGTGGCGCACAAGATTACCAACTGCACCACTGAGATATATTGGACAGATGGTTACAATCCCAGAAGATACCTAGACATTGACAACATTCCTAAGGTGTTGAAGTCTGGCACTCCTTTCTGCCATCCTGAGTATACAGACGATCTAGACTGTAATCAACTCAAACTCCAGCCTAATTTCAAGATTCCTCAACTGGATGTAACAGATGTCACTAGCACAGGAAATCTCACTGCTGGCACATACCAGTTTGCTATACAATACTCTGATCCTCAGGGCAATCCTTACACATCCTATTATTCTGTTACCAACCCAACACCTATTGCTGATGAGTTTATTACATCAGTGAACTTCAACTATCCTGTTGGTAAATCCATCATCCTTAATATCAGCAATCTTGAGGACAGTGGGCTCTACCAATATTTCAACTTGGCGGTGATCAGAACAGTGAATGATATCACTTCTGTGGAGCTAGTGGGTACATATTACATTGATAATGTACAAAAGCAAATCACATACACTGGTCAGAACGTTACACAAATCCGTCTTACCATCAATGATATATTTGAGAAATTCCCTTATTATGATATTGCACAAGACCTGACAACAGCTCAAGATATTCTTATATGGGACAATCTTACATCCATTGATCGTATCAACTATCAAAGCATTGCAAATCAAATCAATCTTCAGTGGGAAAGCTGGAGAATTCCTGCTAATGAGAATTACGCAGATGAATTGAATGCCACCAACCTTAGAGGTTATCTGAGGGACGAAGTGTATGCATTTGAAATAGTATTCTTGCTTAAGAATGGCAAGCAAACAGATGGATTCCATATTCCTGGTAGGATAGCAACAAGCTTTGACTTAACACCAGTTTCTCCAGCAAATGATGACTTCATTGGAGAACCTGATCCTTTTACAGGAACCAGTCCATATTGGAAGATATACAACACAGCATCTGTTACAGGATTTGCTCCTGAATATTCCCCTGCTGATGACTACAAAGGACCATACCAATATGGTCAGTTTGCATATTGGGAATCTACAGACACCTATCCTTGTAATGCAGATGTTTGGGGTGATTTGGCTGGTCAACCAATTAGACATCACAAGTTCCCAGATATAAACATCAGTGCTGCATATGAGTCTAAGATTTTCTTAGGACCTACAGCAATGGTGCAGGGAAATGATGCTGTATTCCCTATTGGTGTACATCTGGATATACAGCAAGTGGAGGCTCTCATTCAGTCATCTAGTTTGACAGATGACCAGAAAAGTGATATTGTTGGATTCAAGATTATACGTGCAGACCGTGGCACAAACAAATCTATTGTAGCAAAGGGCATCCTTAGGAATGTGAATACGTATGAAAGAGAGAAGCAAACCTACTTCTATCCCAACTATCCATACAACGATCTTAATGTAGATCCATTCCTTAATGAGAACAACAATGCCTGGACACAGATTTGTGATGATTACACAATAGAGATATCGTCTCTTGGTCCATGCTCTGATGGTGGTGCCAACTGTGCAGAGGTGTTATACACAGATTGCAACAGTAATAAACAGGGTACACAGAAATATTATTCTACAGGAACATACCATTTATGTTCTACAAGCAAGCCTTTGGTGTTATCCCCTGCAACAGGAAGAACAGGACTTTCTACATATGATGTTTGGGTGGCAACAATATGTCCTCCTACATTTTTAAAGACAGGTAATAGGATAGAATGGGTTGATATATACAACGGACCTTCTACAGAATGGATAACAGGATGGCCAAATGTAGAAACATTTACATTCAATGCAGTTCCTGGAACAATCCCAAAGGTGATAGAAGGAACACCTGATAATATATGTTTCACTGGTCCTACACGTGTCACTGGTCCTAATTGTAAAATAGAAACTCCACAGCACGCTGTAACAGAGAAGTACAGACAGATATTCAACTCTCCTGAAACTTCCTTTGGACAGCCATTCTTAGGTGGTATTCTGAAGCTTGAGAGTGTAATGTTTGGTGGTGGCAAGGCCCATTTTGTTGAGGTGAAGAGCAATGCTAAATACAAGCTCTTGACAGAACAAGCTCAGGTGGATGCTCTTAACAGTTCTAATAAACTAGGTGCTCTCACCACACCGTTTAGTGCCACTGCTATGTTCACCACATATCAGGCATATTTGACAATCTATGTAAACGGTATCACCAGAAAAAACTATGCTTATTCTTTCAACTCTGTAGCTGATTACAACTATGGTGTTGGAGTTCCTGACAACCTTGGTATAAAGCAGAGAAACTTAGACATTGCTAGATATTTGATTCCTGGTGTGCAGAATGTTGGTGATGTATACAACATCAACAACTTCCAGAGGGAATCATCTGTATATTTGAGAACTGATCTAGACAGACCAGCGCTTCCTTTCCCAGACCAAAGTCCTAACATGGTGTCTTCAGGAAGTCCTTTGGTTACAGACAAGTCTAGATTCACCATATCAGAGATTGGTAACTGTGATGTTCCTGGTAAGGAAGAAGACATATCTGTTGTGTCTTATTATGCTTCTATGAAGAACATCTTCCCAAATCAATATGGACAGATCTATTCATATGACACTGTAGACACTGGTTATCAGGCAATTATAAATAGTGTTGACCAACCACGTACAGTGTTTGGTGGTGATACATTCATCAGTAGATTTGCATTCAAGAGCAAGCTTCCTTTCTTTATAGATAATAGGGTGAACGCTCCTGATGACAGTGATATATTCTATGATGAGATTGGTAATATAGCCTATCCAAAATACTGGCACTCAGCCAGATCTATTCTGAAGGATTATGTAAGTAGTGGAGGAACATTAACCAACATCATATCTTATAAGGCTCACAACTTTGATTGCCCTAACGATCAGGGTGTTATTGTTACGCCTTCAATCACCACTACCACAACCACCACTATTTTACAAGGCACCATTATTTCAACCAATCCAAACAGGACATACTATGATGGATATTTCTATCTGTTTGCATATGGTATTCCCAACTTCTATTGTGAAAGCTCTTACAATATTGACCTGCGTCAGGCGTTCAATAATAGAGAGGGTGATTTCTGGCCTCACGTGAGCACAGGTATTCCTGATGACTGGGTGCAGCAAAGCTTTGTACCTATTGCTCAGGATAACACCTACTATTACAATGTGAGCTATTCTAAGCAAAACAGGGAGAATACATTCACCCATTTGCCTATCGACTGGGACAAACCTTGTTACACCTACTATCCATTCAGAGCCATCTATTCTGATAGCCAGAACATAGATGCTGACAACAGAGTGAATAGCTGGTTGATTTACAGAGCCATCTCCTATTATGATTTCCCTCAGAACTTTGGAGATCTTGTGTCTCTAGATGGAATTCAGAACAGAGCTGTTCTTGCTCGTTTTGAGAACAAGACACTCATGTATAACAACCTCCTTACAATAGATACAAGTAACCCTCAGGCTGCCTATGTAGGCAATCCAAGGTTGTTTAGAGGAGCACCCCCAATTGACTTCGCAGAAACTGATTTGGGATATGTAGGAACTCAAAACAAGATGTTATTGAAGATTCCACAAGGACAAGTGAGTGTGGATGCTAAGAGGGGTCAGGTGTTCCTAATAGCTGGAACAGAGGCTGTAGATTTGTCTGGTTTTGGATCTGGTCTTAACAGGTTCTTTACAGACCATCTGGCATTTGAAATCTTGCGTTACTTCCCTAAGGTGAACACAGACAACAACTTCACAGGGATTGGATTACATGGTGTGTATGACAGCAAGTATGACCGTGTGCTTATTACAAAGCTTGATTATGTTCCTAAGGTGAATTCCATCATGTATGATGAAAATACAAGGACATTTTATGATGTTAAAGAAGTGAATGGTCTTATAATCAGAATACCTATATCTGTATCTGATGAAAAATACTTCTGTAACAAGAGCTGGACAGTGTCTTTCAACTTCAATACAAAGAGCTGGATAAGCTTCCATAGCTATCTGCCTAATTGGTATATTGGAGAAAACAACTTCTTCTATTCTGGTATCAACGGATGCTGTGATGACTTTGATGTGCTTGTTGGTACAATTGGACCTATTCCAACCACCACCACAACTACAACACTTGATTGTGCTCTTGCAGGTATTGTGTATCTTTACAACTGTGATTTGGAAGGAACAGCAACTCCTGTAACTACTACCACTACATCTAGTACAAGCACTACAACCACCACATCTAGTACTAGCACAACCACCACATCTAGCACAACCACCACATCTAGCACAACCACCACATCTAGCACAACCACTACAACGACTACCGCTCCACCTGAACCAATTTATAGTGTTAGACGTTGCTCAGATGACTTTGGTCCATACAAGATAACTTACGGTACTGGTGATGTACCAACCCTGGTGGGACAAGCATTTTTACTAAATAACGGTGGATCACCATTCGATGGAGCTACTTGCTGGTATATTGAAAGTTTATCAGTTGAAGGACCTGCTGATTATGCTGCTGTTGCATTCGGTACAGCTTATGCAGATTGTGATTCGTGTCCTTCTTTAACAACTACCACCACCACTGCACCACCTCCAGAACAATATACACTAAACTATAGCGATGTTGGTTGTGCAGAAGCTTGTGCAGGATATGGACCTCCATGTTCGAATTGCTCTACATATTACGCAGCAACTGGTGATCCATTGGCTAATGGTACGACAATTTATACAGACTATAATCTAACAACAATAGCTCCAAATGGATATTATTCCAACGGAGTTTCATGTTGGACAATAGCAGGTAGTCCTGGTGGTGTATTAAATGCAGAAAGTGCCTGTGTAACTACAACAACCACAACAACAGAAGCCCCTGTCACCACAACCACTACAACAACACCAACACCTACCACCACTACAACAACAACTGAGCCACCAACTACTACCACTACCACTACAGCTGCATTAGTTTTGTCTAGTATATTAGTAGTTGATGATAATGCATATAGCACAACAAGCTTGGCATGTACAAGTAATATAAACCCAGGTAGTAGCGGAACATACGATTATATACAGGGTAAGGTGACTTGCACGTTGAAGGATCAATATGGAAATACCTTTACAAACAATTTAGGATATGCAGTGGATGTAGACATAGATGCTAATGTAACAGGATGTAGTCCTGGTACTGTACCATTCACTATATCAATACCAAACGGAAGTTCAAGTGGATACATCATATATGACGTACAAATAACAGACAACTGTGGTGATCCAGATGCATTCTCATGTACACAGAACACAACAACTATGGATTGCATCACAGCAATTACAAATAGCTACCCAGTTTATACAGGAAGTAATTTGGATTATTGTTCATCACCACCTTTATAAAAGGATAAACTTATGGCACAGACAGTATTAATAGTATTAACCACAGCAGGAACTAACACAGGCCCCTTTAGCCTGTATTCAAATGTGGACGGATTTGTAACACCGTTTGAACTTGGTGTATCTAAGGCAGCTCTTGAAGCTGGGTACACTTCGTTTCTTGTCCCTGATGGTGCAACCATAATCAGAGTGAAGTCTAATGGTGTATGTACAAACTACATAGATATTCCTTTTGGTATAACCACAACCACCACAACATCTAGTAGTACAACCACCACTACGAGCACCACTATTTCAACCACATCCACCACCACTACAACTTATTGTCAGTCTATTGGTGCAGGAGCTGGTTGCTTCAACTGGAACTTTACAGCAGGTGGAACAGGAGCAATTGTACAATGGACAGATTGTAATGGTAACAACCAAACATCAGTGTTGAATGAAGGTGAGTCAGGAAGCGGATGTTTGTGTGATGGTCAAACACCAAATGTTCTAGAAGGTAGTTTATCTATTATAAGTCAAGTGGGTACATGTCCATAATGCGTTTAATAAATGAGTAAAACAATTATCATAAAGCTGACTATCTCAGGACCAAGTGCAGGTCCCTTTAACATCACTGATGAATTTGGAAACATCATAGCAACTGGTGTTTCCAAAGAAAGTCTGATTGATGGTGTTAGCTACAGTGTTGCAGACGATGTGACAATGGTGACCATTGAGTCCACTGGTAAATGTAAAAGCAAGAAAACATTCCCAATCGGTGTGACAAATCCTGTAGAAATAGCAGCTTCCAGTTATAAACAAATCACAACAGCTTGTATCTGGAGGCATCTGAAGAATCCAGTGATATATAATACGTTCTATGGAAACATAGAGCCATACATCATCGAGTATCCTTTTGCCTACCAATACTTTGACGAAATCCTTCAGAGTGTTAAAGACTACACAAAGGCATACAGATATTTCCCTGATGTGGATGGTGTATCAGATGACAACCGCAAGATAGAAACTGATAATGCCTGGTTTAATAAGGCAGTGTTGTACAATGGTCAACAGTCTTCTGGTGTGTTGGAACTGGTTCCAAAACCAATCAACAACTTGAAGGAATACTTGAAATATCCTTTATATAATGTTGATTCTAAGACAATTACATTCACAAAATCAGATAACTTCTATCAATATAACACCTTCTGGTCATTGGTGAAGAACAAACAAGAACCTCTCTTCGTACGCACGTGCGAGTCTTTGTCTTTGGACAAGGTGGTTAATCAACCTAATATGGACTATGGCAAGAGATCCTTTAAGAAGGAACCTCTAAGAGCAAAAGATTTAAGGGTGAGACACATCCTAGATAATAGATCAGATGCACATCTAGTTTCTCAGTTTATTTACACACCAGCTCAAATCTCTTACAAATAATGGCAAAGAAGTTAACATCATCCAAAGCAAGAGAAATCCTACACGACAAGAGCGTGCATGGACATCCTTTGACAGACAAGCAAAGAAGATTCTTTGGTGCTATTGCTGGAGGTGCTAAACCTTATAAAGCTCAGTTTGGATCATTTCTTCAACCAATTACAGGAGAAGATGTTTCAAGGTTCTTTGATTTATTTTCTGTGCCTCAAAAAGCTGCAACAAAACTTGTAACAGGGAAATATCAAACCCCTTCTCAGGCTATGGGAATCAAGAATAAAGCTGGTGCCATTGCTACAGACATACTTCTTGATCCTGTAAATTTAGTCACAGGTGTTGGTGCTTTGAGACAGGCTGTTAAATTTAGACCTAAGCCAGGAATGATGTATAGGCAGATATTTGGAGAAGAGGCATTAGAGAACTTTCAGAAATACGGACCTACAACCAGACCAGGTGTTGAACCTAGTCAACAATTAGTTGACCATGCTTTGTTTCCTCAAAGGAATCCTTCAAAGGTGGGAGAGATGTATACCTCTACTGGAGAAAAATTCAAAACAGTTTCTACTGTAGACGATGCTGGTGGATACAGGATGCCTTACTTTTCTGAGGGTAACTTATGGTATGGTAAGTCTCGTCCAAAAGCAGGCAAAGAACGTTTAATTGTAGCTGACCCAAAAAACTTCCCAGAGGGGACATTTACACCAGCTGGAGAATCTACCATCATAATGGGTAAACCTTCAAAAGCATTAGTGGAAAGTTATGCTGGTAACAGAAGAGCAATGGTTCCTCTTCAAGAAACATTTGACGCAAGTAAGTTTCAGGTTTATGAACCTAACTGGCTTAGAGGGTATAAAGAAGTTAAACCAAAGAAAAAAGAAGAAGGTGGATGGTTGGATAAGTATGAGCAAGGAGGACTGGTGTTGAAGCAAAAGAAAACAGATAACTATGGCACAAAGCCAAACGTTAATGATGATAAAGCCACCTATCCTGATGGATTCGTAGGATGGGAGTATGACATCACTGGACGTAACTACAGCCCTGCATGGGGTGGTCAGTTTGCTATGGGTGGATCTATCCCTGGTGCTGTAGGATTCACATACGCACGCACAGTGGGAGCTGCTCCTAGCAATGGTCCTTATGCTAAGAAGACCAAGGCTAGTGCACAGAATGGAATGGAGATGAAATACTATCAAGCAGGACTTGATTTCAAACCTAAGACTATTAGTCAAGATGGTACAGTGATTGATCCTGATGGATATTGGAATCCAGACAACTGGGGAAAACCTGTAATTATTCCTTCCAATCAAATCACAATGGAAGATGTATATGAACCATTGGTTGGTGTGTCTGATGAAGGAGATGTTCAATACATGGAACCTGGAAAAAATTATGTGTTTGAGGGAGACTATGTTACAGAATATCCTGTTGCTAAAGGTGGAATCAGTGTGAACCAAGCTGATGCCCAACCTATTAAAAAGTTAGATCAATTGCTTAACTTTACAAACTATAACAAACCAACCAAGGGTGGGTGGTTAGATAAATATCAATAACATGAAAAAACAGATGCTTAAAATCGCTGGTGTCAAATCTGAAAAGGAATTCTACAAGAAGTTTCCTACAGAAGAAGCATTCATGGCTAAACATGGTAAGGCTTTCAAGAAGGCACAGATAGGTAGCTACATTGGTGGTGAATCAGATGGTGGGTTTCAGCCCATAAGTTTCCAAGATGTGTATGACCAAGCTGACTACACTATCACTGGAATGACAGATGAGATGCGCAGAGATGAGCAACTCAGACAGTCACAAATGGCTGCTGCTCAGAAGGAAACTGGATCTGGTGGTAATCCACTTAGTAATGTTGCCAGCATGCTCCAAAACCCAGAAGCTATGCAAGCCATTACAGGTGCTTTTGGTGGTGCTAAGAAAGGAAAGAAACTTTCAAAGCTCCAAGTGGGCTCTACAAGTGGACTATTATCTATACCCAACCCTACATTAGTTACACAAGCAGATCAGGACATCACTAAGCAGTTTTACGATGCACAAGTTTCTCCTGATATACAAGAAATATCAGGATCTAATATTGGTAAAACTATTGGTCAATATGCTCCTGCTGCAGGAAAACTTATACAAGGTATTCAACAGGCAAAAGAAGAAAAGAAAGCTTTGCAAAGAGCTCAGCAGATGCAACAAGTTAGTGATGTTGTAAAACAAGCTGCTGAAACACGTCCTGAAGAAACCCAACGTAGATATGTTCGTCCTGAGGATATTGTAAACACAGGAGAAGAATTTTTCCCAATATATGGTGTAGGTACAAATGTGCTTGCAAGGAATGGAGCTTCTGTTGGTGGTGGAGAAATCATGAACACATATGCTCCCAATACACTTTATGACAATCTTGGATATGAGCCTCTGAATGAGAGCGAGAGATATAAGCAGTTCTACCATGGTGGTAAGATGCATGTAGCTCAGAGTGGGTTTGAAGCATTTGCTCAAGCTGGTGGTGGAGATATAACAAGTCAGCTTCTTACAGGAATCACTGGAGAGAATGCTGGTGGTCAGATTGGTGGAACAATTGGTAAAACAGCTGGAACAATAATTGGAGGCCCTGTTGGAGGAATGATTGGTCAGGTGGGAGGACAGCTTATTGGCACATTGCTAGATAAGAAACCTCAGAAGATTAAAGCAGCTAAAGAAGCTACACAAAAGAACATTCAAGCTACAGCTCTTCAGTCAGGTATTCAAGGAGCACAACAACAATATACATCCTTCATGCAAGATGGTGGCACCACCTCTCCTTACAAATGGATGAGCCATACATGGCAACCACAGGTGATAACCACCTTTGGAGAGCACAAAGTGAGCGATCTTCTTAGACCTCCTAAGGATGCAGATATGCTAAGAGCTGGTGGTCATCTAAAAGAATACACACCTCCTAGTGCAAGAGCTATGTCTACAGAAAGACCAGACTTTCAAATGGGTGGAGAACTCCAAACACACTGGGGTGGATATGCAGAACCTATGTCCTACAATCCATACCTTCCTGAGGGAGGAGAAACTGTAATGTTCAAAGGACAGTCTCACGATGAGTCTGATGGAAAAGGAAACACAGGCATTGGCATTACATATGGTGACAATCCTGTAGAAGTGGAAAGAGGTGAGCCTGCTATGAAGATGAGAGATGGATCTGGTGGCGATAGCAGTCTTGTAGTGTTTGGTAACCTGAAGGTGCCTAAGGGTATGCTTCCTGGTGCTGATGGTAAGAACTTCAAGAAATATGTATCAGAGCTTTCCAAGAATGAAGACAAAACAAATAAAATGATTAGTAAAGCTGTTACGTCTGTTGATGAATTGGATGTCATTACACCATATGATCAATTGGCTTTCAACACTTTACAAGCACAGATAGATGGTGGAAACGCAAAGCTTAAGAAGATAGCTCAGGATAAGATGGATGCTGCAGCTCTACAGACAGCTATGAATGACACCATTGAAGAGTTTGGACTTGAGACAACAGACAGAGGAACAATTAAAGCTAAAAAAGGAATGCTCATTACAAAAGCTCAAGATGGCACAAAGAAACCAAAATCAATGTCTGCTCTAGCAGAAGTTCCTAAAGGACAGAAAGAAACAGACATTGCTTATGGAAAGGTTACCCTGCAAGATATTGAGGATATGAAAAAGAACAATCCTTGGTATGATTGGAAAGGATTCAATCCTAAAAGCAAGGCAGATGTTCTTAAGTTCCAACAGGCATTCAATATGCTTTCTAAAGCTATTGGAAGTCCTACTAAACTTGTAGAGGATAAGCTCTTAGGAGAACAGACAGTGAGCTCTAAAGTGGAATATGATAAAGAAACACCTAAGATAGTAACTCCTGTAACAACCACACCTCAAACCACCATTCCACTTCAGACACCAGAGGAAAAGAAGTTTGAAATTTCTGAGATTGTTCAAAGCAAACGTTTACCATGGATGGATGTTCTAAACCAGGTGCTTCCATATGTGAGACCAAGTGATGCTGAAAAACTAGATGCAAACCAGCTTGCTGGTGAGATGTATGCATTGGCTACCAATCAGTTAGAGCCTGTAAGAGCTCAAACCTTCCAACCTCAGCTATCTGTCCCATATGACATATCTCTTCAGGATATACTAAATGAGAACGAAGCTACCTACAGATCTCAACAGAGGATGTTTGGATACAATCCTGCTCTACAAAGTCAGTTGAATGCCCAGAAATATTCTGCTAACCAGAGAGTGCTTGGTGAGCAATTCCGTATGAACCAGGCTCTGAAAAATCAAATCTATAAAGAGAACAGGGATCTTCTGAACCAGTCACAGCTTCAAAACCTGGGTATTCTGGACCAGCAATATGTTAGACAGCAGGAAGCTAAAAGTAAAACCAAGGCTACTACACAGGCTGCTCTTAATTCTATTGCTGCCAAATATGCTCAGAACAAGTTGGAAAACAGGACATTACAAGTGTACGAGAACTTGTACAACTATCGTTATGACCCTAGATTCAGGGCTATAAACATGAACCCTCTATTCCAAGCGAATATACCAAATGTTCAAGACACTTATACAGGTCTTCCTGTAGTTAAGGATGGTAAAAAGATAGACAGAAAAAAAGCTCTTAATAGCTCCATTGTAAAGTCTATGAAAAATCTCTAACTAGTTCAGTTAGAGCGAATTACCAAAACTCGTTATTCCTCTTGGAAAATATAATTATTCATATTACATTTGCTAACTTGACTTAAAATGGCTTCATTTACAGACCTCATACCGCAATTTAACCCCTATATCCAGCAGCTCCCTGTGGACGCTATGGTGACTGTGGGCATGGAGAAACAGAAGCGCTATGACGAGGGTATACAAAAGATTCAGTCTCAGATAGATCAGATTGGTGGGTTAGACATCAGTAAACCTGGCCATAAGGCATATTTGCAATCTAAGCTGAATGAACTTGGTAACAACCTCAAAATAGTAGCTGCTGGTGACTTCTCCAACTTTCAGCTTGTTAATTCTGTATCTGGAATGACAGCTCAGATTGTTAGAGATCCTATAGTGCAGAATGCTGTAAGATCTACACAACATGCTAGAAAGGAGCAAGAAAATATTCAAGCTGCTCAGAAGGCAGGTAAGTCATCTGTAGACAACGAAGACTTTTACTACGATAGGTATAACAAGTGGTTGAACGATGCTGATCTTTCCAAACCATTCACAGACGAGTTTATTGAATACAAGGATGTGGATGCCAAGCTTAGGGATTTAACAAGCAAGCTGAAAGAAGATGAGATAGGTATTGAGAATCCTTACATGAGAAATGAGCTAGGAGAAACCCTCTACTTTTATAAAGATCCTAAGACAGGACAAACCTTGGCTTCTACAGATCCTTCAAAAGGAGAGAAAAGACTAGACCTAGATATGTTGAGCATTAAGGTGAAGGGACTTCCTGCAGAAAGAATTCTTAACAACTTCTATGATAGCTTAGATGCAAATGACATTAGACAGCTAAGAATAAATAGCTGGGCACATTATAGAGGCGCTGGTCCTGAGTCTTTTAGAAAGGATATAGAGGATTCATATAAGAATAAGAAAGAAATGCTTTCTCAAAAAAAGGTGGACTTGGCTGTAAAAATCCAAAACCCATCAATCACAGGTCCAGCTAAAGATAGACTTGTAGCTGAACTTGCAGATATTAATAACCAGATAGACAATAATGTACTAGATAAAGAATTAGCTAGTGATCTTGCAGAACTTCAAAATCCTAGAAATCTAGAAGAGTTCAAATACAAGCTGTATACACAAAACCATTTAACAAATCTAGCAAAAGATCTCTCATATAAAAGCTATGTACAGGAGAGGAAAGCCAATCCCGCTGAACAAGCAAACCTTGCAAGACAGAAGTTTCAGTTTGATCAGATCAAGGAAGCTAATGATATGTACAGATGGAAAACAACAGAGGGAAGACTTGAAAGAGAGTTTCAGTATAGAGTGAAAAAAGATCTTGAGGAAAAAATAGCTAAGGGGTACAGAGTGAGTCCTGGTGATTGGGGAACAGATATAGAAGCTCCTACAACACAAGATTTATTTAAAGACATGACCACCAGCGCTGAGGCATTTGGTGCTGAGCAAACCAGAATTGCAGAAGCTTTCTATCCAAGTACCAATCCTTTGTATAAGAACATGACCTTAGATGAGAAGGTGAAAGCTCTTGGTATCAAATCTTCAGAATATAGACAAAATCCTAATATGACTCTTACGCCAGATCAAAAGCTGTATCTGGAGCAGTATAGAGAAATGGAGAACAACATTTCAAAAACAATCAATACATACAATTCTGCTATTAAGTTTGAAGAAGATTTCAAGAAGAAATATGTAGCTGAGAAGATAGGTGCTCAAACTGTCACTGTTGCAGGAAAGACCTATACAGGAGATGATGCTGCAGACTTTGATGCCACAGTAAACAAGTTTAACAAAATGGGTGTATCAGTTGGTATGAGTGGTGCTCCTTCTGCATCTCCATATTTTGATACAAAAGCTGCTGACAATTTCTATAAAACATATAAAGGTGGTAAGCTTTATCAAATGTGGCAAGCATATGATAGAGATAAAAGTCCATTTAAGAGAATGACTGGTGATGATGAACAGTTGATGAATTTCATGACACGTTCAAAAGTTCCTTTACAAAATTTACAATCTGAGGTTTCAGAAGCCACATCAAAATACATTGCTTCAATCAGCCCTAATTATGCTGTACAAAGAGCTAGGATTGATATAAAGGATCCAAATAAAGCTAGAGACCTTGATGACTTCCTTGCAGAGAAAAGAGCACAGTATGAAAGCAAGGGTGCGCTCGCTACAAAAGACTTGGGAGATTACAATCCAACCACTGCTACATCAATAAGAACAGGAGAAGGTTCTAGCTTCCAAATAGAAAAACGTAGAGACGGTGGTGCAAATGTTATTATGTTTGGAGCAAAGGGATCTAAACAAGTGATACCAGCAACTGCTTCTGAGGTGGCTAGATTCTTTCCAGAGGTGGCAGTTAAAAATCCTTTCTCTGACATAAATGACATAATACTAACTTCACCAGATCGTACAACAAATGCTGCAAATCAAAGATTTGTTCCTGGTTCTGGTAGCACAGCTGTAAATGCAAAGATTAGTGGGTACCAACTTCCTCAACTCAAAGGCACTGGATATGAATCAAAGGTGAGACTGGACGTTGAAGGTAGTTTGAGTAACACAGGTAATCCTGAGACAGACTTATTCACAGTGATTATGTATGTACCAGATCCTAAAACTGGTACATGGAAAGGTGACTATCTAAGTGATGGATATGTTTCATCAGCAGATGCTTTATTGAAAATGCAACTCATTAGTCCTATTAGTATTAATGATGCAATTAAAACATTTAAGTAATGCCAATTTTTGACAAAGAGCTTATTGATAATGTTCATGAGGATGGGTCTTTGAAAGGACCCACTCCTGTACTTGGTTCTTTTGCTGGAACTAAAGTTGATATGAATGCTTTTGGTCGAGGTGCATTGTTTGCTCCTAGTAGTAAGGTGGGACTTAGTCTCAAAGAAATAAAAGCAATACAGGGAACCCCTGGTCCGAAAGGTTTTGATCAATTGTTCCCTGCTGCTCTTGAGTCTGAACTTCTTGCCAACCAACGCTACCCTGTCTATGAAAGAGGTGTTGATTTGGAGCAAATATATGCATTGCAACAACCATGGTATCAAACACTTAGTAATGGTGTAGCCAAGCTTGGTATAAACGCCATAGGTACATTTGCCCAGTCTTTAACAAACATCCCTAATACAATATCTGCAATAAAGAATGGAGAAGCATCAAAGCTCTCTGGTGATCCTAATGGATATGAAGGAACTATAGATAAATGGATGAGGGACATGAATGATGTTCTTCCTAACTATGCAAGTCAGTATTCTAGAGAACATCCGTTCCTTTCAGCAATTCCTTTTACAAGAGGATCTGCATATTGGTGGGGAGAGAAGTTCTTGCCTAACATAGGATTTATGGTGGGTGCTGTAGGCGGTGCTGCTTTACAAGATATTGCTATTGGTGCTGTTACACAAGGACTTGGAGAGATTCCTCTTGTTGCATCTCAAGTGGGAAAAGCTGCTCTCTACTTAAACAGACTATTCAGTTCTGAAACCAAACTTGACAGACTTCTTGAAGCTGGAAGAGCTCTTGGTAAAACAGAGCAACAGCTTCTAAACGTGAAAAGACTTGGAGAACTTGCTGCTGCTGCAAAGGTGGGAAGTGGGTTTAGATATGGAACTGCAATTGCAGGAGCCTCTATGACTGAATCTGGTGTTGAAAGTAGAGGTGCATACACACAGGTGAAGGATGAACTTACAAGACAATATATTGCTGAGAATGGTAAAGAACCAGATTTTGCTGCTGCACAAGAAATAGAAAACTATGCAACAAATGCTATGAATGCCAGATTTGGTATAAACATGGCTCTTCTTACAGCATCAAACACCCTGCAGTTTGGTAACCTATTCAGATCAATGACTGCTGCAAGAGGTGCTGTCACTCAGCTTGAAGGTATTGGAAAGATAGGACTTGCAGAGGGATCTCTAGATGTATTTGAAAAGCAGGGAGCTAAGACAGTTGCTGGTAAGGTTTGGGATAGTGTTAAGCCTGGTGTAGGTAATATATTCAGAGAAGGTGTGTTTGAAGAAGGTGGACAGTTTGCTGCAGAAAGAGGAACTTACGATTATTATACAAGAAAGTATAAAAGCGATAAGTATAAAGGAACATGGGATGATCTAAATGAGTTGATTAAATCCACCACCTTCGGAATGAAGGAACAGTTTGGTAGTGTTGAAGGTATAGAGAACATGTTGATAGGAGGTCTCACTGGATTGATTGTTGGAAAGGTTCAGAACCTGTATGAGGAGAAGAAAGGAATAGGAGAGAAAGCTAGAACAGGAACTGCCTTAAACATCTTGAACAGGTTTGGTATGACCAACACCCTTCAGAGGAAATACGATGATACAGTGACACAGGCTGGTATTCTGAGAGATATGCAGGAAGCTGCAAAGTCCAATGATGTATTCAGATACAAGAACCTTCAGTCAGATGCATTCTTCAACTTTGTACAATCTCGTATTCCTTATGGAATGCACGATGTTACGGTTGAACAGCTTAACATGCTCAAGGATTTGTCTAAAGAACAATTTGAGCAGATGTTCCAATTAGACTTCAATGAAACAAACAAAGCTACAGTTAGTGAGTATGTAGATGCTCTTATTAACAAGGCTAACGAAATAAAGAAAACATCTGATGCAATTAATCAGACGTTTGTAAATCCATTCAAGAATGCTCCTAAGGAAGGTGATGTAGCAAGTCAGATAGAAGCTGACAACTATAACACCTTTGAAGATTATAAGCTTGATTTGGCTTATTACGCTTCAATTGCTCCAGAGGTGAATAGAAGACTTTCATCTATTCAACAAGATGTAACTAACATCGTTCCTGGAGTGAGCAATAACATGTTGTCTCAGCTCACCAGTGAGAGTGGCTTGAAAGCCTTGAGTGAAATGTATGAGCAAAAGGCAAACATGCTCAATTCCACTGTAACAGAACTTACACCTGTTCAGGAGAAGATAGCCATCAAGAACCAAGTGAAAGCTCTTCGTACAAGATCTGAGAAAATATCTATGGCTCTTGGAGAGGGTAAGATTACAGACAAATTGTTTGAAGACCTTCTCAACTTTGAGATGAATAACCAAGATGCTACAAAGGAAAACATTGTTCCTTTGGCACAGGTTCAGAAGCTTCGTGATTATGGTTTTGACATAAACAGAAACCTTGAGAGAAAGAAGATAGCAGCTGACGCTTTTGATAAACTTTCTACAAAAGAAGGATTTGAGAAATACTACGAACAAGCTGAACAGATAGCTGCTGATAAAGAGGAAGCAGAAAAGGAAGAAGTAAAGCCTGTTGAAGAAAAGAAAGAACCTGTATACAAAAATGTAGCTGGTGTAGAAGAAAAACTTGAAAAGAACAGAGAATACCAAATCCCAAAGGCTAAGATAGCTTCTGTAAAAAAGCTGGCTGATGACAGATGGAGTGTAAGCTACCCTGGAGGAGCTACAACATTCTACAAAACACAGGAAGATGCTAAACTTGCTGCTGATGACATCAATGATGAACTGGGCAATCTGCAGAAGGTGAGAGTGTTGGAGTTTAATGAGGATGGCTCTGTTAAGGTGGAAAACCTGAAAGGAGATATATTCAATATACAACCATCTAGACTTGCTGGATATGAGAGAGTGGAAACAAAAGAAGAGAAGTTCTCAAAAGCAGCAGGTGATATAAACAGACAACAGGAAGAACTTGAGAAGAGGAGTGGTGATATAAACGTAGGACAACAGTCTACAACAGCTCCTCCACCCCCTTCAAGTGAGGGTAAGCTGAAGGCAGCTAGAAGATTCTTTGCTTCAAGTACAGGTCCTTCTGAGGCTGCTGAAGATCCTACACAGCTTTCTCCACAGGTGGTTCGCTCTAGGGTGTTTTTGAACAATGCTAAAAACTTCAAAAACAGAAACAAACTTAGAGCCTTCCTAGTTACACCAAATCAATTGGCTGGTCTTGGTCTCACTGGACTAATCCAAATGCAATACAACCTTCCATTAAACACTCCTTTGTCAGACATCCCAAATGCAGATAATGTAGACTTGGGACTTGTTGCACAGGTGTATGTTGAGGAAGATGCTGGTAAGTTGTATTTTGTAGATGAGAAGGGTGAGCGCATCAGTGAAGTGAATGGTCAACCTACTGATATGAGTAGGGTTGTATTCAAGGCAATGCCTACCACTGAGATCTATTATAACTATAAAGACAAGAATGGTAATCCAGTTCCTAAATATAGAGATGGTGAGAAGGAAATATTCCAGCAATATGCTAATGGCTGGAAACAAGCTAGAATAGGACTTTTTAAAGCTCCTGCATTTCCTATCAAACTGTATAAGTTTAACATATCAAGAGGTGTTGCAAAGACAAATAAAATAGATGGTAACTTTGTAAGAAGCCATGTTGGTAGCACCATTCTTCCTGAAGACAAGATAGGTACGCAGGAAGGATTGATTGTGATAAACAAAGAAGGATTCATTACACACCAAGGAGATAACATTGGATGGCCTATTGGTTCTCCAGCAGTTCAGTTTGGTGACACTCTTGAATACATCAATAATAGTAGGTTTAGCAGAAACAAAGCTGTCTCTATTTATCAGGTGATAAAAGCTTTGGCTGCTGACACAATGAAACAGTATGAGTCTGGTAAGGGTATATCCCTCAATCAGGCTTACATGACATATTTGCAAAATGTTTTATATCTACGTAAGACAGGTGTTGTTAAAGCAGACAGCAATCAGTTCTTTATAGATACAGCAAACATGTCCATCTCTCTAGGCGGTAAAGTGTATAAGCTGGATGAGATTGAAAACAATGAGAAGGAGATGGTAGAACAGCTTAGATCAATCTACCACAACCTAAACTCATTCACACTAAAGGACAACTTCTATTCTCCTTTCTACGAGTATAGCTATGAAGATGGATCTCTGAAGGAAATAGAATGGCCTAACTACCAATCATATCTGCTTTCTTCAAAGTATCCAGACGGTAAGTCTAGAAGCACTGAAGACACCCCTTATTTGACAAACGTAGCTCCTCCTACACCAGCTGTTCCATATTCTTTTGAACAGAAGTATTCTACATTAATTGATTTTGATTTTCCTGCTGTAGCTGCATCAAAAGCTGAACCTTCAGCTGCAGGTGTTCCTATGATAGGAGAATATGATATGGGTGGAGAGAAGGTGAACACCTACCCATCCACACTTGGACCTATAGACTTTACAGGCACCATATCGAAAAAAGATGGAAAGGATGTAATTGATGTAGATGTTAAGGACAATGACACCATCCTTAAGATTGCAAAGGATGCTGAGTTTGTTGAGAAGACAGTGGTTCCTACACTTAAGCAAGTGAAGGACTTTGATGAATCAGATGATGATATTTCATTGGTTAAAAAGTGGGCAGGATATAGAGTGATGGGTCAGTTGTATGCAATGAAAGAAGCCCCAGTTGCGGAAGAAAAAGAAGAAGAAGAAGTTAAACCCACTGAAGAAAAGAAATTTAATGCAAACGATGCACTTCCTCCTTCAGATGAATACATGAGGGTGGGTGTCACTGAGGGTGCTGCCCCAATGACAGATGCTGAGTTTGAAGCGTTCAAACAGTTTCATGCAGAAAAAGTTCCAGGTATTCCATTTGAGGTGTTGGACAATGTTGTTACAACACACGACAATGAAAAAGCTTTTGGTGTATTTGAGAATGGTGTGGCTAAGTTTCACAAACTTGCTCCTGCTACAACCCCTTATCATGAGATAGGTGAAGGTGTGTGGAAAGCATTCCTCACTCCTGAGCAAAGACAATTATTGTTAGAGGAGTTCAAAGCTAAGTCTGGTCAGTTTACAGACAGAGCTTCAGGAAAGAAAATCTACTATGCTGATGCTACAGACCAGCAGGCTAAAGAAAGAATATTGGATGACTATGCTGAGTTCAGAGCTGGTAAGATAAAAGCCAAGTCTCTGGGAGAAAGAGTGTTAGCATTCTTCAGAAGCATTATAGAATTCTTCAAGCAATTTGTACAGAAACCTTCTATGAAGGAACAGTTGTTCAAAGCAATTGAATCTGGCAAGTTTAAAGAGTTCAAGGTTCCTGAGAGAGTGCAAAGAGACATTCCTGAATATATGCGTATTCCTGGACTTACAGAAACTCAGGCATATGACTTTGTACAAGACATGATAATTCGTTCTGGCAGAATCCTATTTGGAGGAAGCAAGAAATCCATATTCAAACTCAACCCAATCACTGGTAGAGAAGTGTTCAACACTATTGAGCAAGAATACATCAGGGAGAATAAAAGACAGCAGATGTCTGATGTTACATGGAACATGCTCAAGAAGAGAACAATAGACAGTCTTCGTACAATAGGAATCAACTATAACGAAGAGGATCTATTAAACATCAACTCTGAGGGAACTACAGGACTTGCCTATGCCCCAGAACCATTCTCTGTCAATTGGAAGAAGAGTTCTCCATTCCCTATAAAGTTCTTGGCATATGTTATGCCTAAGACAAAACCCACCAACCAGCAAAACTCTACATCCTTAAAACTCCCAGAAAGAGAAATCACATCTAGTGTGCTAGGATTTAAGATGGCAGGATATGGAAGGGTATTCAGCACGCTATTCAGTAAGCTGGCTAACACCACCAATCCTAAATTGATGGGTAAGAAGCTTTCTGACCTAGCCAAATATGATGCTGACTTTGTTAGATTCTTCCAATACGTTGGTGGTAATCTGGACACAGGTGAAGTGGATTTCACAAACTTTAAAGATGCTGACTGGAGATTGTTCATCAACTTCTTCCAGACATTCAGCTTGCAAAAGCCTGAAGCACTTGCACAATATATAACAGGAAGTCAGGTTTATACAGCTCCTGCCAATCAGTTCACTGCTGCAAAAGAAATTGAATACGGATGGTATGAGGGAATCAAAACGTTGTCCAAAGATCCTAACTCAATTGTAAAATGGAACAAGGAGAAGAAAACGTACGAGGTTAATACGAATGAGAAAGTTTACCCAACAAGCATGCCAAAGAATCCTGAAGACCAGATTGAGTTCTTGTCTAAGATTGGCATTACATTCACTCTAGGTGACTATGCTAATCTAAAGGATGAGGGTAAAGACGAGTTCTCAGAAGCTGTAGGAAACATATACACCTATCTGAAACGAACAAAAGAGATAGGTATAGTGAGTGGAAAAGAACTAGGTATCAATTCTTATGTATCTGCTCTAGCCAACCTTTTGATAGAATCAACCAATCCTCTCACCGATAGCACCTATCCTGGTGTGGATGGATCAAGACTTCAAACCTATACACAGAACAACTACTTCTCTGTGTTTGAAAATGAATTCAATGAGGCAGAAACTCTTGAGGATTTGATTTCTATGAGACCAGAACTCCAAGACATCTTCTCTAAGAACAGCATTTCTCTAATGAAGAATGGACTGTTCTACAAGGCTGATGGTACAAAGATGAGGCTAATCAAGGTTTCGTACATACAGGGTGAGAAGAACAACAACACAAACACTGGTAAGACAACCAACAGTTTACCTCTTGGACAAAGAATGACCCAAGAGATCAACCAGAACCTAAAAGGAAACTACTATATAATGCTCCCTGCAGATTCATCTACAGAGTGGATGATGAACATGGGCAACTATATTACATTTGATGACATCAAGAATGGCAGATCTTGGAACAGACTTTACAAGGTGTTCAAGGGCTATTTGATAGATGACATAAATGTTGCTTTGGATTGGGAGAACAGGTCTAAGATTAGGAACATTGGAAACAAAGCAAAAGAACTTCGTTTCTTCAAGGATATACTCTCAACATATAACAGCGCTGGAGAACTGGTTCCTTCAGCTGTACTCAACGAAATAAACAAAAGAATTGAAGCAGGAGAGTCTATTGACCAAATAAAAGAATACATAGATCGTGAGGATGTTACAGAGAAGATCAATGAGATGGTTAAAATATCTGTTGAAGAAAATGTAACTAGAACCAGAGAAGCTCTTATGTCAGAAAGCCAGATCGTTCTGCTTTCTAAACGTGAGCAAGATGATCCAAACATGTATGCCTATCCAAAGCTTGATGATAGTTTCACTAATAGCAAGAATGTTTCTTTGAATAAATTTAAACTTTCAGAAGAAAGTGTTAATAATATTCTAACGTTTGCCAGGATGAACTATATGATTGCTAATATAGAGTTCCACAAAATTCTATTTGGTGATCCATATCAGTTCAAGATAAAGGATAACATTCTTGATGAAACCAAACGTGTGAAGTCATTTGGTTCTCCAAGAAGAGTGACATTTGACACTCCTGAGTATAACAGCTCATTGAATGATGAGTATAACAAGGTGGGTGATGTGTCCTTGGATCCTGAAGAACTTGGTTATCATTTACACAAAGACTACGCTAACACCATCACGGTGAAGGATATTGAGTTCTCAACTCCACTGTATAAAGAAGTGAATGAGGCAGATGCTGATTCTTGGCTGATGGATACAGCATACAGAGAGCTTAAGCTCAAGAATGCACAGTGGCCAGAAGAAGCTGAAGAATGGCATCAATGGCAAATGGCTTACACCAGACAGAATATGCCAGGCTATGAGTATAAGAATGAGCAATTAAGAAAGCTTGATCAAGAACGTCTTAAGAAGCCTGAGCCTTTGTTTGTGCTTGAAAAGCTTAAGCCAGTTGCTACAGGAACCAAAGCTGCTTCAACAAACATTAATCTCGTAGTTGATAAGTTTGCACAGCTTCCTATATATTACAAAGCTGTTCAGGGAAGAAACCTTGAGAAGCTTTACACTAAGATGTGGAAGGAGAAGGTTGATTATGCTGTAATGGTTAGTGGTAGAAAGCTGGGTGCTGAGAAGCTTCAGAACCTCTATGCCAACAATCAGTTTAACGATGCTCCATTTGACAACTTTGTTAAGGTGCCTTGGAAAGCTCTTGGTATTCAGGTGGAAAACTCTTATGAGAATCCTAAGGATCAAACGTGGGGATCTCAGCCTTCAAAGATATCTAGCATGGACTTCTTCAATAATGGTAAAGAGGCTATAGCTGGTGCTGAGAAGGCATACAAAGATTACATAGATGCTACCAAGAGGTATCATGACAATAAGTATCAGCAGCTTCTAAACAAGCTTGGTCTTAAAGATTTGGGAGATGGATTTAAACTTGTTGATCCTGTGGCTGTTGCAGAAACTCTTGAGGGTGAATTCTTCAGAAGACAACTTTCTGAGAATGTGAAATATGCTATCCAGTTGGACGAGAACAAACAGTTCCCTATTCCTTTTGAAGCATCTACACACTACACGCAGATTAAGGACATTCTCTACTCAATGGTGAATAAGTCTTTGGTGAGTCCTAAGTTGAACGGTGGGCCTAAGGCTATGTCATCTGTCACTCTTTGGGAGAAAGGAAAGAGAGATCCAAATGCTCCAAACCCAGAACTTAAGTTCTATACAAAGGACGATCCATATATTGAGATATTGCTTCCTTATAAGTATAAGAGCAAGTTTAATAAGAGAAGATTCCCAACAGATGAGTCTATTCTAGAATACCTGAATAGCACTCCAGAGGGCAAACAAATAATACAGGGTGTTGCTTTCCGTGTTCCTTGTGATGCACAGAATAAGATTGACACATATAGAATAAAAGGTTTCCTTCCAGAATTCATGGGAGATGTTGTAATTGTTCCTTCAGAACTTACAACAAAAGCAGGTCTTGACTTTGACTTTGATAAGATGAGCACCTACCTCAAGTCTATATATGTAGACAAGAATGGTAATGTTCGTTTGGTTAAATACCTTGGCTCTGAAGAAGCTACAAAGGATTTCTTTGGTAAGGTGTTTGATGATAGACTTGAGAAGAAGAAGGTGAATAAAGCTGAGATATTGGATGCTCTGCAAATCCTTGACCTAGGACTTGAAGATCCAAACAATCTGGTAGAAAGATACTCAGACCTTCTGGATTTGCTTCTTGAAGATGCTACAGCAGAAGATCGTGCTGATGTCCTTATAAAGGAACTTGAAAGTTTAGGAGATGCA